AAATAAAATTCAATAGTGGAGAGTTGTCCGAGTTGGCCGAAGGAGCACGCCTGGAAAGTGTGTAGGCGTCACAAGCGTCTCGAGGGTTCGAATCCCTCACTCTCCGTTATTTGCTTATACCTCGTCAAATCTCGTGAAACAAAATGTTGATTTAACGGGGTTTTGTTATATCTTGTTGATTTTAGTTAAACCTCGTAAGTTAAACTAAACGTTCCCGTAACGTTCCTCTATATTGTTAAATTGATAAAAACGTCCCCGCAATATTAAATTACGTTCCCGTTCATATTTTCCAATACATTCACTGCTTTTTCTCTTTCTTTCTGCTCGACTTCATCTAATAAATGTGAGTATACATCCATAGTAGTTTTAATATTTTTATGACCTAATCTTTTAGATATATAATAAATAGAAACGCCATTGTGTAATAGGTAAGAACAGTGTGTATGTCTTATGCTATGCAAAGTATATTTACCCATTTTATTTTCTAAACAGAATTTTTGTAATACTTTAGATACAGCATTGTGTGTAATCAATCCTACACCTGTGTTGAATAATTGATTTGATAAACTTACAGACATTTTAGATAATGTTTTTCTTAACATATTCATGTCTGTAGCAGGTATATCTACAATTCTATCTGATGTTTCTGTTTTCGTACCTGGTAAGTGTATTGTATTATTTTTATAATCTAAATCACTTCTACTTAGTTTTTGAACTTCTCCAAAACGTCCTCCAGTGATGATTAAAATATAAACGAATATATATGATTGAATAGGGGTATCAGATACATATTTTTTTAAATTTACAAAATTTTCTATGCTCATAAACTTTTCATCTTCTTTTTGAGCAGGTAGCCGACCTTTAACCACTACTTTATATGTTGGATCCTTATGCATTAATCCTTCTTGTATTGCGTCATCTATCGACTGTTTTAAGCAATTGTGTATTTTCCTAACTGTTTCAGTAGCATGGTACTCTCCATACCATTTTATAAATTTACGATAAAACGTTGTGTTCAAATCTGATAGGGTAACATCACTTAAATTTTCGGTTTCTAAAAATAACTTAAATTGGTTAATAGCATTGTTGAATGTTGCGTATGACTTTTCAGACACCACATTTTCTTTGTTAACCTTTATCCAATCGTTGTAGTATTTAATGAATGATGTCTTGTTGTTGATAATTAAACCTCTCATCACTTTGTTTTTAGCTATAGATTCAGCTTCTGTAGCTTCACGTTTTGTCTTAAAACCTTTCTTTTTATAACGTTTGCCTTCATATCCAAAGTCGTAATACCATTTGCCATTAGGCTGTTTTCTTACTGACATTTCATTTCCTCCTCAAAAAAGTAAAAAAATAATAAGGGTAGGCGAGCTACCCCTTTAAAGCACTATTTTGATGATAAAAATTCTTTAAATCTAATATTAATATTTTCAAAACCGTTGTAAGTTGGATAACTTAATTTAAAAATTGAATCAATGAAATCATTATCTATTTGTTTTAGTTCTTCTAGAATATTATCTGTTGCATCTTCAACTTGTTTTTCTTTGTTCAAAACATGTATTACTATGGGTAACCATTCGCAAATTTTTTTGAAAGCTAATGAATCACCTGTAGCTAACTCATAAAATTTATCAATAGAAATTCTGCGTATTTTGTTGTGGTCATAATTCTTGCCGTCAACTTTACACTTCCAATTTATATCTTGACTTTTTTTAGCGATGATTTCTACTAGATAACATGTAGCATTAGAATCTTCTAATAGTTTTTGTTGTAATTTCATATATGTTTTTTGACTACTAGCAGAGTTCATTGTATTATGTTTGTTTTTCATTTCTGCATATAAACTTCTTTCATGGTTCTCTAAATCGAATCCAGATTTTGGAACAAACCAATCATCTATATAATTGAATAAATTTTGATGAAAGTAACCGATATCGTTATTAATACTTTTATCAACTTGTCTATATATTTCTGCATCGATTAACTCATTGCTATCAAATCCATTAGTAAAGGAATCAAAAATCATTTTCGTTGGATCAATAATACTTTTATTGAATTGCGATAAATTTTTGATATTTTGCTTTCTGTACATATTATTTAGTGTTTCATTAACGTGTTTGAAATAATCAGCACAAGAAATAAAATTAACATCCCATGACTTCTGTATTTCTTCTCGAAGCATTGTTAACATCTCCTTTATTTAAGTATTCCTTGAGACTTAAACCAACATGATACGCTAAATTAACAGGCACTGCATTCCCGATTTGTTTGTATACGTTGTTTATTGAACCTATAAAAATAAATGAATCTGGAAAGGACTGTATTCTTGCATATTCTCTAATAGTAAATGGACGTGTTTCATCTGGATGACATCTTTCAGTTTGTTTTTGTTGAGGGGAAGTAGTAAGCGTTAATGATGGTTCGTCCCAACTCATTCTTCTAGCCATACCTGTTTTACCCCCACCTAAATAATAACTTTTTCCCATGTATTCTTTTGCTACATCTTCTGGTAAATCTCTCCAGTAACCACCTGGCGGAACTAAATCTAATACTCTTCTTTTTGACTCTGGATATACACTGCCCGGGCTATTTGGTACATCTTTAAGTACATCTTTTAGTGTTAAAAATTTGTCTATTTTTTTAGGGAACTTATACTCACCTTTATTGTTGTAGATATCTTTTCTTATTCCTACAATAAAAATGCGTTCTCTTTTTTGAGCGACTTCGTAATCTATTGCTTTTAATAAATTCCAATCAATATGATAATCTAATTTTTTAAATATATTTAAAATCGTTTTTAAAGTATTACCATTATCGTGATTTATGAGCCCTCTCACATTTTCAAAAACAAACATTTTAGGACGAAAATATTTGATAAATCGTGCATAATCATAAAACAGAGTGCCTCTCGCATCTTCTATTCCTTTTCTTAGACCAGCATAACTAAAACTTTGGCATGGAGCACCACCGGAAATTAAATCGATTTCTTCAGTTATATTTAAATCTTCTGGATTTAGTTTTGTAATATCAGATTCCCATACCGAATCCGATTCGAAATTCTCTCTTAAAGTAGCAGATGCATATTTGTCTATTTCAATTAAAGCTTTATGTTTAAAGTTAGCCTTTTCAAGTCCCAATGCTAAGCCACCAGCTCCAGCAAATAATTCTATTGAATTCATTTTTTTCACCTCGCAATTTATATATTATATCGAACTTTAAACGGAATTTACATCAAACCGCCACTAGGACGGGATTAATCAATAAAAAGTAAAAAATAATAAGGGTAGGCATGCTACCCATATAATTATTCAGCTGTTGTGTTTTGAACTTCTTGTTGTCTTTTAGCCCAACTTTCATATCCTTCATTTTTGCCAACCCAACGTGGACCTCCTACATGGGCATTTGGATCGTTCCAAACTTTCTCGCTATCTTTACGTGCCTGTTCATAATCTCCGCGACCATATCCCATTTGTGACTCGTCGTGTGTAGTAGGTTTGTTTTTATTCCATTCATTTATTTGTTCTTGCGTCATATAACCATTGTTATTTTGTGATTGTTGATTACTATTTTGTTGTTGATTATTGTTAGATTGTTGTTGGTTGTTTTGTTGCGTTGGTTGAACTATATTACCCTGTGGACGTTCATTATTACTGTTAGCACTTTGAGTTTTCTTATTATCGTTTTTAGATGTGCTTTCAGATTCATTGTTAGCAGTATCATTATTACTATCATCTGAACTAGCTTCTTGTTTATCATCATTAGTGTTTTTGTTTGATTTATCCTTGTTTTCTAATTTCTTATCTTTCTTCGGATCATTAGACTTTTTGTATTCAGATGATTTATTATCTTCTTTCTTCTCACTATCATTGTCGCCACATGCTCCTAATACTAATAAACTTGCGAAAATTAAAAACCAAACCTTTTTCATTCTACATTTCTCCTTTGTTAGCTATTTGTTTAAGTAAACTGATAATTTCATCATTTTGTTCTATTATCTTTTTATTTTGTTTTACTATCTCATCATTTTGTGCTATTTGAACATAAGTGTTTGTTTTCATATCTTTATAATGAACAAATTTAGCTTGTTCTTTTTGATTAAGATTGGATCCTATACCGATTAAATTATAAATATCATCAAAACTATTAGCCTTATTCTGCTGATAAAATGCGTTTGAAGTAACTTTAGTCGGATTTTCGATCCCTTGCTTTTCAATACCTTTTTCACGTATTTCATTCATCTTGTCTTGTCTGTTGGCAAAAGCATTATCTTTACCGATAACTTTGTTTACTTCTTCTGTAAGTCTAGGGTCTTTGTTTCTTTGTAATTGTGCCAGTCTTTCTTGTTCTTCTATACTAAGTGAATCAATTATCTTTTTATCTTCTTTACTTAATCCTGCTTTAATCAGACCGAGTGCATATCCGTTTTTAAAACCAATGTTTTTAGCCATTTTCTTCTCCTTTGTTTAAATATTTATATTAAAACGCCACTAGGACGCTTATTAAAATAGTTTTTGACTTGCTACAACTCTACCAATTATTTTTACTTCGTCATTTTTGCCATACACTTGTGGGTAGTGATTCGTATTGTTTGATTCGGGAATTAATATGATTTGGTCGCCATTGTATCTAATACGTTTAACAGTAGCGTTATAACCATTAATCATAACTACACCTAATTGACCGTTTTCAACAACAGAGTCTTTCTCTACTACAACTATATCGCCATCTTGGAAAATCTTATCCATACTGTCGCCAGACACTTTTAAACCAAATTCTTCTTTATCAGAATTAAGTTTGTTAGTAGCAAAGTATATGTAATCAATTAAATTTTCTTCACTATAGATAGGTAAGCCAGCTGATATTTTAGAAACGACTGGAATCTTTTTGACTGGTAGGGTTTCTATTTGAGGTTGTTCTTCTTCTATTCCCATAATATATGACGGAGATACTCTCAACGCTTTCGCTAATTTTACAATCTTATCTCTTTTCATGTTTTCTATGTCTCCAGTTTCCCATTTTCTCACAGTTGATTTTCCAACACCTACTAAATCTCCAACTTGTTCTAGATTAAATTCAATTCTTTACGTCTACTTTTAATGTCGGGTTTCATGTTAAATTTCCTCCTAATTGATATGTACTAAATATAGCACCTAAGTATCTTAAAAGCAACACTTATATAGGAAATTAAAATAAAAATGTATTTTTAGACACTTTTGTGTTGACTTAAGGATTTAGAGCATGTATTATTAAAGTATCCTAAAAGACACAGAGGTGATAAAAAAATGAACAAAGCAAAGCTTTATTCTGCTTTGGCAATGAAAGAGATGCATGTAAATGATTTTTTAAAAGAATTAAATGAGCATGGACTGAAACTTTCTAAAAGTGCCTATTATAGCAGGATTAGAGGAGAACAAGAATTCGACATCAAAGAAATTAAGACTATAGTTAAAGTTCTCAATTTAACTAGGGACCAAATGAATGATATTTTTTTTGAAGAGCTAGTGTCATAAAAGACACTTATGAGAAGGTGAGAATAATTGAAAGAAATTGAAAGTATCGAAATAAGCAAACTTAAATTTGATGAAGATATCAATCAACTTGTCCCAGAGATGACTGAAGAAGAATTTTCAGATTTGGTTAAATCCATCGAAGAAGAAGGTCAACGAACACCAATTCATATCAACAAAGACAACACTATACTTGATGGTCGGCATAGAGTTAGAGCATTAGAAGAATTGAATATTAAAGAAGTATCAGCTATTAAAGAGAATATGTCGAAATCTGAAGCTCTCAAGTTCGTTAGGGATACAGCAGTCAAGCGTAGAAGTTTAAATGCCAATCAAAAATTGAACATTGTTCTTAACACAAAAGACTTGATAGATGATTTACAAGAACGTGCTAAAACAAATCAAGGAACACGAAACGATTTAACTTTTAGTTCAGCTGAACCAAAAGTTAAAAAAACACCAGTACACGAGAATAAAGAAATAGCTGACCTTGCTGGCGTTAGTACATCAACGGTAATGAGAGCTAAAAAAGTCAAAAGAGAAGATCCAGAAGCGTATGAAAAAGTTATTAAAGAGAATGCTGGTTGGGACAGAGCTTATAACAACTTGGAATCGATTAAAAAGAAAAAAGAAGCCAAACAAAATGAGGTGGCTAAAGTGGAAACACCAGTTAAAGAACCCGAAGCACCTAATACCAAAAACAAAGAAAATTCTAAAACTGAACCTGATAAGCCTATGGATATCAGAGAAAAAATAAATGCAGATACACAATCTGTAGAACCAGAAATCAGAAAAGCAATCAAACATGAAACTTCAGCTAATGCATTTGTGAGTGCTTTAGAAGAAATAATTTCGATACACGATGATGAAATTGAAGATTTTGAATTATTCGAAAGATACTTATCGACTTTAAATTATAAAGCACTGTTACAAGCAAAAGAAAAAATCGAAAACATTATTAAAATCGGAGGATATGAAAGATGAAATTAAGAAACTTAAATGTAATGGGATTAATGACAGATATGAGTTATCAATCTCCAGTTAAAGAAAATCAAGTTAAACGTATTTTGAAGAATTTTGATAAAGATTCATTGGACGCAATCACAGTGAATTTAAGACCCAATGGTTTTTATTACATTATCGATGGTCAACACAGAGTGGAAGTGTTGAAACGATTAAACATATCAACTGTTCCAGCAAAAATACATGTGGGATTGTCGTTAGAAGAAGAAGCCAAATTATACAGAAACATTAATACACGTCCTACTAAATCGCCTAATTCAATTGCTAAAGCCGATATAACACAAGGTGATGAAAATGCAGAGTTAATTAACTTCAGTGTATTACAAGCAGGTATGAAGATTGATTACGATAATCAAAATCCAAAGTACGGATATATATCTGCATATAAAGCACTTGAAAGAATTTTCCTTAAATATGGTAGTGCAGGTCTTGTGGAAACATTGAAATTTATTAAGGGAACTTTTGGAGATGAGAAAAGATTCTTTCAAGGCTATGTAATGGAGGGCTTGGCTAAATTCTTATCTACTTATTACAGTAATTTGAAAATTAATGAATTATCAAAAAGATTAAAGAAAACAGGTTTCGATGATTTTATGACTGAAGTTAATAAACAAAGTCCAAGTTTTAGTTCAAAAAAAGAATGCCTGCCATTCGTAGTAGCAGACATTTATAACAAAAGACGTAATGAAAATAATAAACTCAAGAAACTATATTTACGAGATTAATTATACCACACGAGGTGGTTCTGAACCACCTCCAACAATCGAACAAGCAACTTAAAGGAGCGAATAAAATGAAAAGCTTAAAAATTCAATACGGAGTACCTGAAGCATCAAAAATCAAAAGTGCAGTAAATGAAATTGAAGAATCTATCGAAGATTTAAATTATGACGCAATCGATATAGAGATAGGTATAGCGCCTAAACCAATTATCGAATTCGATGAAGAGGAGGGATAATATGACAAAAACATGGTGGACTATGGAAGATTTGGAAAATGAAACAAGTCGCAATAGATATTGGTTAAAAAGAAATATTCTAGAAATTCCACAATTTAAAAAAGAAATAGAACAGTTTTCACATTATCCAATCAACAACAATGATCAATACAGATTCATAGGCAGCAAGATGAAACAATTTCTTGAGGATAACTTCAAAAAGATATTTGGATAGGAGGCATAATAATGAACTTTTTATACAAAACAACCCTCCTCATCACAATGGCAGTTGTGACGTGGAAGGTCGTAAAGATTGAGAAAAACGTAAGATTTAAACTTAGAAATTTTGTTCATCCGAAAAATGATAACACTAAAAGTAAATCATTAATGGATATTGCTAGTCACGATCTAAAAGATATTTAACTGTATTCAAAATTTTCATATCTTGTTGAGCTTTTAAACTCTCGTATAAAGCAATTGAATAAATAATTTCGTAAGTTACGTTTTCAGGTGCATCTTCTTTCAATTTATTTATTCTATCTCTAAGAAAGTCACTGTCACCACCGAATTCTTTTTCGGCTTGATTACTAAGTTCACCAAAGAAATTTTGAAAATTATTAAAATCCATAGTTACCCCCCTTTTTCTTTAAAGGATAACTCAATTATACACGAAAGGAGTGGCCGTAATGCCTGAACATATCCAACAAATGTTATTTGATTTCGCATTAGAAAGAGGATATATCGAAAAACTTTTAGAAATGAAAGAAGAGGATGATAAATGAAATATCTATTAGGTTACATGACTATGTTAATCGCAATGATCATCACATTACTTTTAGGAGGTGGTTTCACAACAGTATTAGGAATTGCAATTTTAACCCTTATCTTTAGCACATTCTTCTGGGAGAAGTGGCTTGAGATAACAAAAAAGACTGAAACTTGCGCCAACAAGTAACAGTCTAAAATCGAAAATTTATAAAAATATACAACTTAAATATACAAGTGGAGGAGAGAAAATGCAAGAGGTAATCACAGTTAAGTTGACTAGAGAAGAATACTCTCAACTAATCAAAAGCCAAATAGATTTAGATTTCTTGCAAAGCGACTATGACTATTTAAACAAACGTTATGAAGATATGTGCGATAGATATTTTGAACTTAGAAAAGATTTCAGAAAAGCTATAGAATCATGCGAAACACAAAGCGAAACAATCAAAGTTATGGAAAGAACAATCGACATGCTGCATAAAGGAGTGATTGGGGTTGAAAGAAACAGTCACGTATTTAATTAAATTAAAAGACGCTCCCTTCGACTTATTTATTACAAATAAACCTAGCACAAACTTTCCTACTATCAAGTATTCAACAAGTATAGGAGATGCTAAAGGTTTCGACGGATTAGATAAGTCTGTTATCGACATGACAAAGCATACAGCAATTAAAAAGACAGTAACAGAAACAACTGAATATGAGGAGGTTAAGTATGACTGAAGAAACATTATTTAATCAATTAAATCAAAAAGACGTAAACGATCATGTAGAAAAGAAAAACGGTTTAACCTACCTAGCATGGTCATACGCTCATCAAGAATTAAAGAAGATAGACAGTAACTACAGTATTAAGACACATGAATTTGTACACCCTGACGTACCACTAGACAACTATTTTGTACCTTATTTAGCTACTCCAGAGGGTTATTTCGTACAAGTGTCAGTGACTGTAAAAGGACAAACTGAAACAGAGTGGCTTCCAGTATTGGATTTTAGAAACAAATCTTTAGCAAAGGGTAGCGCGACAACATTCGATATTAATAAAGCTCAAAAACGTTGTTTCGTTAAAGCTGCAGCATTACATGGTCTAGGTCTTTATATATACAACGGTGAGGAAGTTCCAAGCGCTAACGATAATGACATTACAGAATTAGAAGAACGTATCAACCAGTTTGTAACTTTATCTCAAGAAAAAGGTAGAGATGCAACGATAGACAAAACAATGCGTTGGTTAGGTATTCAAAACATTAACAAAGTTAATAAAAAAGATATAGCAAATGCACACCAAAAACTAGATGCAGGACTAAAACAATTAGATAAGGAGAATTCAAATGTTAAATAGAGTTGTATTAGTAGGAAGATTAACGAAAGATCCAGAATTTAGAATTACACCGAGTGGAGTTGAAGTAGCAACATTCACATTAGCAGTAAACAGAACATTTACTAACGCACAAGGTGAACGAGAAGCAGATTTCATCAATGTAGTTGTATTCAGAAAACAAGCGAAGAATGTAAACGATTATCTTTCAAAAGGTTCACTAGCAGGTGTAGATGGACGTGTTCAATCGCGAAGTTATGACAACAACGAAGGGCGACGTGTTTTTGTGACGGAAGTTGTAGCCGATAGCGTTCAATTCTTAGATACCAAAGGTAATAACCAACAAAACAACCAACCTCAAAAGCAACAAGAACAAACTACAACTAAAAATAATCCTTTTGCTAACGGCACAGATATAGATAGTTCAGAATTACCGTTCTGATTGGACTGATTAGATGGTAGTAATAAAAAACTACATTACAGAAGATGACGGTACAACGACTGTAGTCATCAAAGGAGTAGAACTAGATAACAAAACATCATTACTTTTAGACAACGGTTACGAAGTAGAAGCAGATGTAAGAGTTGTAGATCCATTCAAGATTACAGATAAGCAGCGTAGAAAAGTATTTGCTCTCTGTAACGACATAGAAGCTTATACAGGACAACCTCGTGACTATATGAGATATATGTTCATGGATTACGTAGAAGTTCTCTACGGCTATGAAAAACGCCTCTCATTGAGCGACTGCACAAGAGAACAAGCTAAACAAATTATAGAGGTTATTCTCGACTGGGTGTTTCACAACAATATACCACTTAACTATAAAACAAGTGACCTACTCAAAAATGATAAAGCGTTCCTTTACTGGTCAACAGTCAATCGTAACTGTGTTATCTGTGGTAAACCACATTCCGACTTAGCACATAGATTTGCGGTAGGACGTGGCAGAGATAGAACGAAGATTAATCATTTTGGCAATCAAGTATTAGCACTATGTAGATCTCATCACAACGAACAGCACCAAATAGGAATGGATACATTCAATAATAAATATCACTTAACAGATAGCTGGGTTGATGTAGATGAAGGATTAAATAGAATGTTGAAAGGAGAAACAAATGGCAAATAAAAGTTTGAATGAAAAGTATAAAGAAAAATTGATTGAACGAGAAAAACAATTGGAAGAATTTTCTAGATTAAAGACGGAATTAAATTCTTTTAGAGAAAAAGAGGCGAAAATACTAAAAGAATACATTGAAGATATCTTATATGTGAAAGTGGCTGACAAAGGCTATACAGAAATAAAAATTTGGTTGAAAAAACATACTCTTGAAGAATTGATTAGCGCTACTGACAAAGCTATAGAACAATACTTCCATAAATCAAACGAAGTTATCTTCTCTAAGATTGAACGTATTGCTCACTACACTAAAAATCCAGTTCCTGAATATGTTAAGCGCAGTAGGTATGTCGTTGGAATTTTGAGAAATAGAGGACTGTATTTTAATGAACACGTTGTAAGAGAACTTGTTAGGGATTGGCTAGAAAACAATCTAGAAATAGAAGATCTAATTTTGAGTGCTAAAACATCTAAAAATTGGACTGAATTTAAAACAGACATAATCGAAATTTTGGAGTTTGAAGAAGATGAATAAATTATTAATTAACGAATATCCTTTGCAAGTATTGCCATCATTAGCTGTTGAAGTTGGATTGAATGAAGCAATGATATTACAACAAATTCATTACTGGTTAAACACCAGCAAGCACCATCACGATGGAAAAAAATGGATTTACAATTCTTACCCTGAATGGCAAAAACAATTTCCGTTTTGGAGCGAAAGAACTATCAAGCGTATATTTGGAAGTTTAGAAAAACAAAATTTATTACATGTTGGTAACTATAACAAAGCTGGCTTTGACCGTACAAAATGGTATTCAGTTAATTATGAAACTTTAAACAAACTAGTGGCACGACCATCGGGACAAAATGACCCGACGATGATGTCAAATTGGCACGATGGAATGGGTCAAGATGACCCGACCAATACCAGAGACTACACAGAGATTTCTTCAGAGAGAGACAGGGACGTCGTGTCACATGTATTTAAATATATTAGTAATAACTTAGAAATAATACAAAGCCCATTAAAAGCACAACAACTAGAAGAGACTATAAATGACTTTAAAGATAACAAACTAGACATCGTTACTGTAGCAACTGATTACTGTAAAGAAAACAACAAAGGTATTAACTACCTTATCAAAGTATTAGAGAACTGGAATAAGGAAGGTGTAGATACTAAAGATAAAGCAATAGCTAAGGTTACACCTAAACAACCCAAAGAAGATGATTACCTAGCTAAGAAGAAACAAGAATTATTAGGAGGTTAGACATTATGCCAATGACTGAACTAGAAGCAATTGAAATCTTAGAGTTAATAAATAATGTCTACGATATGAAATTTAATAAAATTAAGTACAATCTTTGGGTCGAACAACTCACACAATACGGAGATTACGACAGAACCTTACACAAAACAAAGAAATACATTAGGGAAAGTCGTTACAAACCTACGATTGCACAAATCATTGATCGTAAGCCTCCAGAAATGGAAAGTGCAGTAATTCCTGAAGAACAGACTGATAAATACAGAATGCAGCACGATAAAGAGTTTAGAGAGAAAAGGCAACAATTAAGAAAACAATGGCAAAAGATGAAGGAAGATTGGGGGTTAGAAGATGAGTATTGATGTATTAAGCACTGAAGAATCGATTGTTTCTAACCTCATGCGTAACCCAGAGTTACTAAGTAAATTCAGATTGAAACCTGAAATGTTTACTGATGAAAAATTAAGAGTGTTCATTGAGTATGCACTAGAGCAGGGAAAAGTCGATGTAAACCAAATCTACTTTAAAAGTCGTGACGATAACGAATTTATATCTACTGACCGACTAGGTCGTATATACAATTCAGACGGCACTGACAAGGTCTTTTTTATGGACGACCAATTGAACCTATTACAAGAATACGTCTTGTCACAAGCTCGTGAGAAGCTCACAGAGTATCAATCAATGCCGAGTAAAGAAAATTTTAATTATTTGGTAGAAGAATTAGAGAAATTAAAAGGTATGACAATAAAAAAAGCAGACGCAACAGACAGTTTTTTAGCTGAAGTTGTAGAAAATATTCTATCTGATGAACCAAAACAATTTATTAAAACTGGTATTCAGTCAATCGACAACAAAATCATTGGTTTTGAACCAGGTCAGTTGAATGTATTAGGTGCTAGACCATCACTTGGTAAAACATCGCTTGCATTAACAATGATGTGGAATATCGCGCAGCGTGGATACCCTACAACGTTCTTTAGTTTAGAAACTGGAGGTAACAATATCGTTGAGCGATTAGTTGCAACGATAACAAATATCCCACTATCTAAAATTAAGCAAGGTAACGGATTAAATGATGATGAAGTTTCATCGATAATGTCTGCTATAGATCAAATTAAAAAATGTAATTCTTTAAAGATTGAGGACCAAGCACAAATGACACCACAAGACGTTAGAGAAGTCGCATCTCAAAAAACAGACAAACCTCACGTAATATTCATTGATTATCTTACACTCATGCAGTCAGATGTACCTCAACGTGATAGACGATTAGAAGTTGAAAAAATTTCTCGTGATTTAAAAATTATAGCTAAAGAAACAGGTTGTATCATTATCGCGCTATCTCAATTAAGTAGAGGTGTAGAAAGTCGTAGCGATAAGCGTCCGATGATGTCTGATTTAAGAGAAGCAGGAGGAATTGAGCAAGACGCGAATATGATTTTCTTCTTATACCGTGACGATTATTACGACCAAGACCAACAAGACAACATTACAGGCAAGTCGGAAATCGAATTCATTATTTCTAAAAATAAAGACGGAGAAACAGGGGTGGCACACCTTGATTTCTACAAGAAAACGCAGAGGTTTTATGGATGAAAGTTTATGAGTATCAGCAACTTTTAGGTTTTATGTATCGAGAGGATTATAAAGAAGATCCAATCATAGCCAAAATATTAATCGAGTCTGGGTGGGCAGTTAAAAGACTGCTTGATACTGGAACCATTAAACCCTTTGACGATTACGAAGAAGTGAAAGAGTTAATCATGAATGAAACGAAGTGGAGAGATAAAAATGGCAATTATCGAAAAGTATTACCTTTATAGACCAGACGGAACAGAAGAAATAAAAGTAGAAAAATGCGAATCTAATTTGAACATCGTTAAATCACTCACAGGCGCTCATTTTAGCGATGAAAGTAAAAAGATGACTGATAGTGAGTTGAAACGTTTCAAGGGCGTATACGAGCTTCTATATGAAGAAGAACTAGGGTTACAAGCAACGATATTTGATATGTAGGAGTGAGTGAATGGAAGTACATTACAGTAGCAAATCAAATGAATGGGCTACACCTCAAAAATTATTCGATGAGTTAAATGAAGAGTTTAATTTCACTCTAGATCCATGTGCGACAGATGAAAATGCTAAGTGTAATAAACACTTCACTATTGAAGATGATGGTTTGAGTAAAGATTGGTCAAAAGATGTTGTGTTCATGAACCCACCTTATGGCAGAGAAATTAAAAAATGGATCAAGAAAGCATACGAAGAAAGTTTAAATGGAGCAACAGTCGTTTGTTTGATACCAGCAAGAACAGATACAACGTACTGGCACGATTTTATTTTCGATAAAGCAGATGACATTAGATTTCTAAGAGGTCGTTTGAAGTTCGGAAACAGTAAAAATAGCGCACCATTCCCAAGTGCAATAGTTCTATATCGAGGAGTGACAACGTGAGTAAATACAATGCTAAGAAAGTTGAATATAAAGGTGTCGTGTTCGATAGCAAGATTGAATGCGACTACTACCAATATTTAGAACGTAACTTAGGTAATGAATATGATTATATCGAGTTGCAACCTAGATATGAATTGATACCTAAAATGAATAAGCAACGTAAAACAGAATACATCGCAGACTTTGCACTATTTAAAGATGACGTATTGGTCGAAGTGATAGATGTAAAAGGTATGCCGACAGAAGTAGCGAAGTTGAAAGCGAAAATATTCAGAGATAAATACCCTAACATCAAACTCACATGGATATGTAAAGCACCTAAGTATACAGGGCTTGAATGGATAGAGTATGACGAACTGATTAAAGTTAGACGTAAGAGAAAGAGGGAGAACAATGGAGCCTAGAGAAGAGATACTTGAATTTAAAGTAACGTTAGACATTAAAGTACAAAAGCCAGTATGGGTCTCAGATTATAGCGATGAAGATCAACAACGCGAATACTGGGAGAACAGAATTAAGAATGATCCTTATGGAGAGGCATTGGACGAAAAACATGAAATTGAAAGTGTAGAGGTGGAGTAAGCATGGAGACAATAGATTTTAAAGTTAAAGGAATTGAATATAGATTATACCCAGTGCATTTGAAAAAAATGGAGAAAGAAAATATTCAATTAGCTAATGTGAGAACCAGACTTGTCGATGGTTGGTATTTAGAAGATGCCGTAGAGGCACCAGTCGGAATGAGACGAAAAGAATGGTTAATTTTGAAAGAAGATGTAGTTAAAGAAGAAACGCTTAAAGAAAAGCTAGAGAGATATAGAACAGAACGTTTAAAACGCAATAAACCTCACTTGTTTAACGTACCTCAGAAGCATAGCAGAGGTAAGTGGTGCAAGTATTTGATGGAGAACGATATCTTTCCTAAAAAGGTGGCGAGATAGATGGAATTACACAAATTAAATAAAGGTGATGATATTTGGTTTAAATACCCTAACGCTACAAACTCATTCCCAGCAGTTGTGGAAGAGTTCCACTATAACTTTAAAGGCGAACCTTATTTAACCGTGTTGGTAGGTAGTGAGCGTGTAGAGATTGATGATAGATATGAAATAGTAAAGGTGTGAATTAGATGGCAGAATTACATTTTGGCTCAAAAGAGTATTTTGAAAAACAATCAGAATTTTGGTTTGAAGAGAATTCGAAACGTATTTCGGAACGTGACGCTTATAAGAAGCAACGTGATGAACTAATACAGGATATAGCTGAATTAAGAAAACAATTGGAGGATAAGAAAATGGGCAACACATTAGAATTGAAATTATTATCAGAAAACGCAACTATGCCGAAGAGAGCAAACTCTACAGATAGCGGATTAGATTTGTATGTATCAGAAACAACAACAATCAAAGCAGGAGAAACAAAAGCAGTTAAAACAGACGTAGCTATTAATTTACCTCATGGATATGAAGCGCAAGTAAGACCTAGATCAGGTAAGTCGCTTAAAACAAAGTTACGTGTAGCATTAGGAACAATAGACCAAACATACAATAAAGAAATCGGTATCATCACAGATAACATAGGTAACGAAGATATCACAGTAGAAAAAGGAGAAAGACTAGCGCAGTTAGTTGTAGCACCAGTTGTATATCCTACACCCAAGCAGGTTGATTGGTTTGAAAAAGAAAGTGACAGAGGTGCATATGGAAGCACAGGAGAGTAAGGATATAGTAGCAGAGATTAAAAGAATACTAGGTAAGGAGTGAACGGAATGATTAAACGAATTTTAAAGATATGGTTCACTATAGCAATGTACGAGTTAGGTAAATGGATTGGCAGAGAGTTATATTACAAGTTAACTGCAAACGATGAGGTGGAAGTGCCTAAGGACTTTGACGTAGATGACCACGCTCATTTAAATAAATTAAGGAAAGAGGTATTTAAATGACTTGGTGGATAGTTATTATTCCAGTTATGTATCTTGTTTGGTTGTGTGTAAAGAGTAAGGGGGGAGCGTAAGTGATAAGTATTGAGCGTCATGATATTAAAAAGTTAGAAGAATATATACAACACGTAGAACGTTATCGTAAAGAGTTAAAAGTATGCGAATATGAATTGTTAGAAAATCATGAACCAGAGAATGTAGGTGCGGGTAAAAGTAATCTACCCGGAAACCCTATTGAACGTGAAACGATTAAGAAGTTAAGTAATAAGCGTTATGTAACACTTAGTAATATTGTTAATGGCGTTGATAGATTAGTGAGTGAGGCAGATGAGGATACTTTGGACTTAATTAATAAACGCTACTGGGAATGTCCTATCGGATGTTATCATTGGGAAGATTTAGCTGATTACTTCGGTACGAATAAGACAAGTATATTGAGAAGAAGAAACGCAATGATTGAGAAGTTAGCTGATTATATCGGCTATGTGTAGAGAACTTTTAGCATATGTAAGTCCACTTAAAAAGGCAGTATTATGATAGTGTAAGTTATTAAACGACTTACTCGTGTAAACCTTTCTATTTTTATTCCTTTCAAATGATCGAATATAATTTTTCTCCTTTCTGACCTATCCGAAAGACAATTCGGGTAGGTTTTTGTTGTATAAAAAATAAATTAAGTGAATAACGTGAGAGTTGGTGATATATGAGATGAACGGACTGAACATAAAACAACAGAGATTCGCAGATGAATATATTAAGACAGGAAACGCAACAAGCGCTTATATTAAAGCTGGTTATTCTAAAAATAAAGCTAATACCAATGCAACTAAGCTACTACAAAATACTACAATTAAGAATTATATCAACGAACGTATTAAAGAAGTACAAGAAGAAAGTTTAATGAGCATTACAGAGGCGTTAGCATTATCAGCATCTATTGCAAGAGGAGAGCCACAAAAAGCATACACTAAAAGATATGACCATTTAGAAGGTGAAGTAGATAAAGAAGTAACTTATACTATTACACCTAATGTAGAAGAACGACAACGTTCGTTAGATCATATCTTAAAAGTACACGGTGCTTATATTGACAAGAAAGAAATCACTCAACGTAATATCGAAATCAACATAGGTGATTATGATGACGAATCTTAAACTTAATTTTAATAACCCAGAGAAAGTGTTTAACAAGAACATATTTGAAATACTTACCAACTATGACAATTTCACTGAAGTACATTATGGTGGAGGCTCTAGCGGTAAATCGCATGGAGTTATTCAAAAAGTGGTACTTAAAGCATTGATGAAGTGGCCTACTCCTAGACGTATGTTGTGGTTAAGAAAAGTACAATCGACAATCAAAGATAGTTTATTCGAAGATGTGAAAGCATGTTTGATTAACTTTGGTATTTGGGACATGTGTCGTTGGAATAAGACTGATAACAAAGTCGAGTTACCTAACGGCGCAGTTTTTTTATTCAAAGGTTTAGATAATCCCGAAAAGATTAAGTCTATTAAAGGTATTTCAGATATTGTAATGGAAGAGGCTTCAGAGTTTACATTGAACGACTATACACAATTAATGTTACGTCTAAGAGAACGTAAACATGACAACAAACAAATCTTTCTAATGTTTAACCCAGTTTCTAAATTGAACTGGGTGTATAAGTATTTCTTTGAGCATGGCGAAGATATGGAAAACATCATGATTAGACAATCGAGTTATAAGGACAATAAATTCTTAGATGAAATCACTCGTGAAAACTTAGAAATGTTAGCTAGAAGAAATCCAGCATATTATAAGATATACGCTTTAGGTGAGTTTGCTACTTTAGATAAGTTAGTGTTTCCAAAGTATGAGAAACGATTACTCAACAAAGATGAGTTGAGACACCTACCTTCATACTTTGGACTTGACTATGGTTATGTAAACGACCCGAGCGCATTTATACACTGTAAGATAGACGCTAAAAATAAGAAGTTGTACATTATTGAAGAATATGTCAAGACGGGTATGTTAAACGATGAGATAGCAGAAATTATCAAACGTTTAGGATATTCCAAAGAAGAAATCTTTGCAGATAGCGCAGAACAAAAAAGTATAGCAGAAATGCGTAAACTGGGTATAGAACGTATTAAACCTGCACAAAAAGGTAAAGGTTCTATCATGCAAGGGCTACAATTTCTTATGCAATTCGATATAGTGATTGACGAGCGTTGTTTCAAAAC